TATAATAATAAGACGCTAAAGCGTCCTCGTAATGTAAGTAAAAAAACATGGGATGATTTCTTAGTTCATAGAAAAAATAAGAAAGCACCATTAACAGAAACTGCTTTTATTGGTATAAAAAATGAAGTAAAGAAAACTTCTATTAGTTTGGAGGAAGCATTAGTTATGTGCCAAGCAAGAGGATGGCAAAGTTTTAAAAGCGATTGGATAACAAAAGAAAAAAAATCTTTTGCTACTACTAGCTACGGTGAAGGGGAGCAAGAGATATGAGTTTAACTTATGAAAATCTGCCCACAAATGAACAGTTTCAGGAAATTCTTAAAGAGAAACTACAAGACCTAGAAAAAGAAGTAAGAGATGCAAAGCAATTAATAAACTTGCATAAAGATTGGTATAAAGGTTCGCCACAACAACAAAGAAGCAGAAAAAGATCCTATAAAAAAAATTTAGAAAAGTTACCCATACTTGAAAGCAAAGTAAATCTTATGAAAAATGTTTTAAAGGAGGAAAAATGCTAGATAAACTAATTAAAGAAAGGCCAACCGAAGAACGCAATTGTCCAGAGCATGGTGCATATACCTCAACAAACTTTATTGGTGAGCATTGGACAGTGTGTCCTAAATGCATGATGATTCAAAGGGATAAGGAAGCAAAGGAGCAATTGGCAGCAGATGAAAAGCTAAGACAAGAACGTATAGCTAGTAAATGGAAAGCAAAAATAACTGGTGCTGCAATTCCAGAGCGATTTAAAGATCGGACATTGGAAAGTTATGTAGCAAAGACTAGTGGTCAACAGAAGGCATTAGCATTTGCAACAGAATATGCAGAAAATTTTGATTTAGTTTTAAGAGAAGGAAGGAGTGCGATTTTCCTCGGTAATGTGGGTACTGGAAAGACTCATCTTGCTGTTGGTATCGCGTTGAGCATTATGCTACAACAACGATCAGCTTTATTCGTGACCGTCCAAAGATTAATTAGAAGGGTAAAAGATAGTTGGCATACAAAAGAAGAAACAGAAAGTCAGGTAGTTGATGTATTTGCATCACCTGATTTGCTGGTACTGGATGAGGTCGGAGTACAGTTTGGGTCAGAGTTTGAGAAGCAAGTACTGTTTGATGTATTAAACACACGCTATGAAAATAGAAAGCCATCAATTTTATTATCAAACATCCCGAAGGAACAGCTATCAGATTATCTTGGAGAACGAGTTACAGATAGACTGCGTGAGAATGGAGGTAAGGTGATAGGTTTTGATTGGGAAAGTTACAGGAGGAACATTTAATATGGGATATTTATATTCGACTATGAGTCCTTTTTACAATACAAGGACTTTATCTTTTTCAACTGCCGGTGTAAATATGTACCCTACAGCAACAGGTATAGTTTACGATAACAATGCTTTTGACAAGTTACCAGAAGATGAAAAACATTATTTAATTTCTGCTTCTGAATTACAACAATTAGGAATTGATGTTGAAGAACATTCTATAGCTTTTTGCGAAAGAACAGCAGCTACATTTTCTAAATATAAAAAAGAAAAAGCATGGAATCATAAAAAAAACTTAGGTCATGTTTACTTTTTTAAAAGTGCTGGTAGTCATAAAGTAGGTTGTTCTTGTGCAAACAATATAAAAAATAGAGTTAGGCAACAATTACCAGATGAAGTGCTTGCAGTAAGTGAAGCAAGAGGAGATTATAAAGATTTAGAAAAGAAAATACATAGGATGTTTGCTAAAAATCAGGTAGGAAGGTATGAAATATTTAATGATTTAACAGAAAGAGATGTTAACAAAATAAAAAAATTGCTAGGAAATAAAATAGCAGTAAAAATAAAACTAAGAGGTGAAAAATGACAAGTCAACAAAAGATAGCAGCAGCAAAGGTTCGCATTAAAGAACTAGAATTATTAATCAAATTATGGAGCAAAGCACAATGAAACAAGAAACAATTTTAAAAATTGCTAATTACAAACAGCAGTTGGCAGAATTAGAATCACAATTTTGGTTTAATCATTTAGATAAAAGGTTTTATAAAAAAAATTACGACAGAATTATGTCAAGTATTAAGGAGCTAGAGAATGATTGAAGTTGTTCTAGGTTGGCCGCCAAGCGACCTCAGTCCTAACGCTAGGTTGCATTGGGGCAAAGTAGCCAGAGCAAAGAAACAATACAGGCAAGCGTGTCTAAGCGTAACCAAAGAACAGCTAAAAAAATATCCTAATTACAACGAATTGCCAGAAATATTAGTTTTAGAGATGACATTTATACCACCAGACAGAAGAAGTTATGACAGAGATAACCTAGTTGCTAGAATGAAATCAGGTATTGATGGTTTGTCTGATGCATTACGCATTAACGACAAAAGATTTAATACTGTTATTTCCACAATGGATCCTAACTACCTTGGTGGTTTTGTAAAAATACGCATACTAAAGGAGACACCTTATGGCAAAAAAAGTAAAGAATCTATCAGTCAAGACGAGGGAATATACAGACAAAGAAGGGAATCGAAAAGCTAACTGGCAAAACATCGGAGTCATTATGGAGAATGACCAAGGCAAACAGTTTATGCTTATTGATAGATGGGTAAATTTAGCAGGGTTGCCAGATTTTAGTGACAAACCAAATCCATCAGCAGTTATGGTAACTATGTTTGACGCAGATAATAATTACCAACCCGGAAAACCAGCACCAACCACACCAACTTACAAAGGTAATGATAATACAGAGGAATTTCCGTTTTAAATAAAATACCCCAAAGTAACTAGACCACCTATTACTTTGAGGTATTAGTCCTAGCTATGGAAGAGATGCCAAGACTTATTTATATGTTACTTTTTTTTTGGGGGTCTACCAACTTTAGTTCCGTAAGTACCTTTTCCTTTTGGCATAATAAACTCCTGTTTTTTTAATTATTAAAGAATTTCTTTATTCTGTCCATAGTTTTACGCTCTTCTGTAACGTCTTTTTTTGCAAGTATTGCTTCAAGTTCTACTAACCTACCAAGAATGGAAGCAAAGATAACATCTTGTTTCATTTGGTATCTGACTAGATGTGTACAATAGTTTTTTATATCATCGAAATCATCACTTGCTAAAACTTCTCTACATCTCATTTCAACCGACAATTCCAATTCTATCGGTGGCTCATCAATTTCAATGTTTAGAAATTTTTCTTTAGCCATTAGTTTAATTTAGGAAATAATTGCTGCTCTAATAAATCAACTGCTTTATCGTCCAATGTATTTGAGGTCTGCTTGCAAACTGAACGCAATAAATCAACTATTAATCGTTTACATCCTGTCGTAGAAAGGAAGCGTAACAAAATAGGTTTTAGTATTTTGTACATAGTATGTTTGTTTTTCCAAACATAGCACACGTTATTGTATCTTGCCTTCTATTCTGCTAACCGCTTGCGACAACTTGTTTAATCTAGTATAGATATCAATAATAGTTTTCTCTCTACGGTTACTCATGTTAGATAAAACCATAACAAAAGCAGTAGCTGCTGCTCCTATAAGTGCTGCTTGTACCTCTGTCATTTGCGTAAATAGGTAATTATGTATAGTATGACTAATAAAACTTGTTATGGCAGAACAACTAAAAGAAAATAAAAAAGGGATCTGGTCAAAATTACAAGACGCAGTACCAGATCGTGAAGAGCAGTTTGAATTTGTATCACTAGGGGTCAGACTTATTTTACTTTTTTGGGCTACAGCAATGTTGTCATTATCGTACTTAGATTTGTCAAAGCTAGGAATACCACAGCAGAAGATAGATCCGACTTTTATTGCCTCAGTTTTTGTGGGGCTCGCAAGTTCTTTTGGAGCTTCTATTACACAGAAAGGTAAAGAAAATGGTAATGGTAAAAATGGTAAGAGTGTAAAGGCTGAGTTGCAAGAAGTGTTAGGTAATACACAACTTGTACGGATTGATACTCCTATAAGACTAATAGTAGATCCCAAACAGGAGAAAAAATGAAAAAACTATTTGCAATTTTATTACTGCTTGCACCATGCTCACCAGTTCTAAGTGACATCACTCAAAAATTCACAACATCTGCCCAGATCACTGTGGATATGCCCTACTCTGTTACGAATAAATTAGGTACTACATATTCAATATCAGGTAACAACATAACTCCTTCAGTTACTTCTGGTGGATCTACTACGGCACAGCAAATAGGTGGTTTAAATTTAGGCAGTTTGACCGCAGGTGTTCCGGCTCTTATACAAACTGAAAAGTCAGTAACCACCGCAGGGTCAGCGTTCTCACTGACAGAAGCTATAAATATGGGGGATGCTACTCCTTCTGCTGTAACTCCTTCTAGTGGTATTGCAGCATTACCTCATCTATCAGGACAAACAACAGTAGGTAGTGGAGGTACTCTTGGATCTGGTGCAATGACTTCTTTATCATCAGGTGTCCACACTTGTAGTGGTGCATTTGGATCAGGTTCTAGTTGCGTAGGATCAACTACAGTAACCATCCAAATTGACTAAATTTTGGCTGCTATTATTAATATTATCGCCTGTCAAAATTCTTGCAAACCCAGTAGTACCAACGTTTCGTACAGGATCTTCCAGCACAAATTCCCAATCAGAGTCTGTAGTTACAGAAAATATAGTCAGCCACCAGTTTCGTACAGGGTATTCTCTGAGTGTCTCAGGTACAAATATAGAAAGTGCAGATGTTAATGGTTATATCAATTCAATTCCTACGGCAGAAGCTACGCAAACAGTTAATGGGATTAACTTTTCATACACATCCCCAACACTTGAGGGAGTTGCTAGATGGAAAATAGTAAACGCAGGTCAACCTTTCAGTTTAGTCGAGTCAATAATTTCTCCCGGTCTAGACACAATAACCACAATAAACCGCACCATAAACACAACTACCACCACCACCGTAGAAACTACGTTTGGGCAATAGTTTTACTTTGCCTATGTCCAAGTAAGGTTTTAGCTAATACAACCGTTGCAAGCCCTTCTAGCAACGCACAGGGAACAGTTAATAACAACGCTACTATGATTGCCCCTAGTTCAACTCCACAGTTTAGAATGAGTCAGGGTATTGTATGTTCCTCACCTAGCATTACAATTACCCCATACCTCACAGACGCATGGTCATTTAATCGTCCTACAGAAACTGTTACCAGACAAAATATTTATGACGAAACTACTGGTGAAATAAAATACGTCCAAGAAACACCAAGGTTTGAAAAGGATAACTACAATTTAAACTACGGTATATCAGCACAGTTTAGTATTCCGCTAGGCAAATCACCTGCACTATGCCATAAGGCAACAGAAGTAAATATAAAAAATCAAAAGTTATTATATGAAAAGGGAAAATTAGAACTTGCTCTTTTTAGACTCAAGGTATGTGGTGAACAGGCAAAACTGGGCGTAGTTTTTACAGGCCAATTTGCATCTATATGTGACGGCATCAGCGTTACTGTTCCACCCGGCCAAGTTATTTCTCACTCTCATTCTTTGACTTCCGAGAAGTAGATAGACGTTTAAATAAATTTTTAACTAAAGGCTTTATAAGTTGGACAATAGCAGGTGTAGTCGCAGCCACACTAGCGATAAAAAAAGTAGAGACAACCACGCTAGGCGTTGGGATGTATTGATCGATAAAAGGTACTTTTTCCCAGACCGCATTACAAGAACCATCTGATACGTCTCTTTCCCAGTTTAACAGTCTTTCAATACGAAGCTCGTTTTTGAAATCTCCCTTTCTAAATGGTGCATTTTTAGGAGGACAAGGTTTGTATTCAGTTTCTTTTTTTTTGTCTTTTGGTATCTCAGGTTGCGGTGTTTCACTTGCTGGCATCTCACTTTCATTAGCAAGATTAGGCATTTCTTCAGTAATTATTAATTGATCTGGTACATAATTTAATGGGTTATAACTAGGGTATGGACAATTGGACACCACACCATTAGGATCTTCTATTAATAAATTTCTATTGCCTGTATTTTTTGTATCTCTGTGGTAGTAAGTGCAACCTATAACTTGTACATTGGAATGGCTGTAGTCAGGCACATAGGTATATGGAATATGAACATCAGGAATATGTATCTCAGGAATTTCCAATTAAAACTTTAATTTTCCCAGAGGAGATGGTGTTGGTATTGATGGCCCTGTTACATCAGGAAGTGCATTGCCAAGTACATTTCCTAATAATGGCTTTACTTCATCAAGCACTTTATCCATAATCTTTTTCTGGAACTGGGGAGATTGAACATATTTGTATGTAAAAAAACCACCGCCTAAAATTCCTAACATAAGGATTCCAGTTACGATGGTAATAATGTCTAAAGCTTTTCTCATGATTAAAGAACAGATAGCACGAGCTACAGCACTAATGTCCGTAGTCGTTTTGTTACTTATAGTAGCAATCAGTCCTCTCTATGTCACTATGAGCTTAATGACTAGGCAGATGCAGCACAAAGTTAACTAGCAATATCTTCCTGTCTATCTTTTAAGATTGCCTGTATTTCAGTAAACCTAGTTTTACATTGGTTTATAACATCTTGTGCTTGGTTATGCTTAGTGACCACTTCCTGTAGTTCAGCTTGCAGTTCTTCGGTTGTAGGTTTTGACATTATTATGCTGGCTTATCTGCAATAAGTTTAGCTTTCCAAGCAGCTTTTACATCAGTAGTCCACACAGCGTTACAAATTGCTGATACTTCTGCTGGTTCTCCTGATATGTCAGTATCTACTAGGTTGTCAGAAGCATCTAACGTACCAGCATTTAGTACATATCTTTCAAAATTAGAAGCAATTTCTACTCCATCTTTTTTAATTACATTTTTTTTTCGGACTTGAACCGCTTTGTATTGACCTACGACTTCTATCTTGTCGTATTCTATTGATTCGGCTAATGCCATTAGGATTAATCTCCGATTAAAACAGGTTTAGGCTTAGTTTAAAGACGTAGCTTCGGTCTATGATGTAGTTGTATAACAAATATTAAAGTAAATAGCAGTGTTAGTAGAAACTTGGCTGTGAATAGTTTGATGCCAATCTGTATTATCTCCAGATGAAAAAAATCTCATATAGTTTTCAGCACCACCAATATATGCAACTAAATTTGGTTGATTAGTTGGTGTGTCAAGATACTTATAGAAAACAGCACCAACACCTCTGGTATAGTATCCTTCACCATTTGCTGCAGATGTAAATGGCATTTGCACATTAAGAGGACTACTACTACTTGTTATACTTGAAACAACAAGATACCCAGAGACAGTAACAAGTTCTCCTATCTTTGTGTAACGACCCTTATAACTACTACTAAAAGATATTCCAGTATTTACAGGTGCAAATGTGACAATGCCTTCTTCGTAATCATTTAAAGCGTTGGCTGCTGCGGTGTCTCCGTTAAAGGTTATTCCGTTATCCGTAACTCTTGCTCTTTCTAAAATACCTCCAGAGCCGTTTGCAAAAAATTTAATGTTGTGT